CTATCTTACCAGTAGTAAGTATCATCTTTTAGTTCCTTTTTTTCTTGTATTAAGCCATACGGTAGATATTCAACCACCGTATGGCAATATTTATTTCTTCATTAAATCAATGCGCTCTTTCAAGGTAAGAATGTAGTCGTGCATCTGTACTTTTTGAACCTCCATTAAGGCGACCTGATTTTCACCTGCTATTTCAATAGCGTCTTTTCGACCAAGGAACAGTACTAACTTATTATGTTTGTCCATCAACTCATTATATTCGATATACATACGGTCAAGAGGGGTATCAGCCACGTGATAAGCCTTTTCAAAGACATCTTTAGGTGACCAGCTTTCATAACCGTCTTCATACACCACCTTATAACCTTCTTCTACTGGTTCCATTGTTTTTGGAATAGCATCAGTAGGTAGATAAATTTTTCCACCCTTGCGAATTGCTGGTGTGGCTTGAACTAATTTTGTTCCAATATACTTTTTCATCATTGTTTCTATGGGTTTTACAAAGCCGCCCAAGGCTCATTTCTGTTCCGATTTGAATTTATCTATAGTAGTCCTTTTATTAAAAATAGCCATAACAATCAAGGCTAAAGCTACTTTCAGTAATTGCTTTTTCCCAATAATTACAACATTACTACGATTTAGTCCGTCATTAGTCATGATACTGTACCAATTCT